TAATCCCACCTTGGATATAACATCTATTAAGTTATCACATATGTAACTTAATAGATGTATAATCCCACCTTGGATATAACACGATAACAATTACAAAAATTAGCTGTACGATAATATAGTCGTTAAATATATCTTTGTTTTTCACTAATTATAGTAAGAATTTTATTACTAGGTGACAAAAGAGCAATAGCATTAACCAAACACAATGATTAAATAGATACTACTGATCAAAACACCTTATTATTTAGACTACTGGACCCAAGTCATATCACTTGGATCGAAACCATGTTCGCGAGAACGACGATAGTCATGCCATCCCATTATACATTTATTATCAGGACGATATAAATCTGCATAATACAGTTCCACAATTTCATCAAAAGTAGGTAAAAATCGTATATCAAATTTTGATTCCTTTACAAGTGCATTAAAATCCTTATGATCCATATCATAATCATAATTTTTTACCAATTCCCAAGCACGTGACAAAGCATCATAGCTAGTTCGATTAGGACCACTGGCAAGAACAGCTGAATATATACGAGTTTTGATCAAATTAGGAGTCAACAATTTATCTACAGAAACAAAAGTCTTAGGTAAGGTTTGGACAGTATTACGTACAAAAGCCATTTGTACACCATTATATGGATGAACACGAACCGCAACCTGATATTTCAAAAATGTCAAGCTTTTGGTAGAACCAGCATATTCTTCTTCTTCTTTAGCATAAAATCGCTCATGCACTTTGATTTCTGTAGTTTTAACACGTAAGTTGAATAAATCCTGGAACTTATCAGAAATTTGTTGTTTATGGAACCCTTTTTCATATTTACGTGGCAAAGTCATTATCACATCATCTCCAAATACAATTATCACAGCTTCATCAATAATTTGTGTTCCAAAAATTGAAATAAAAACAGTTAACTGACAGACATAATTAACAAGAGAATTCAACTTTGTGGTCAAAAAATGGCCACTCGGCATTTTTCCCAATACCTGTAACGCTTTATTAGACACTGGACTTGGAAACACTTTATTTATCAATACTTCAAGCAACCTACAAATTATTGTACGATTTATCATCACACGTCGATCAACATTCTTTGTAAAATCTAATTTCTCAGGATCAATCTCCATTACATTCATCTTCTTCAATACCATAACCATAATTATTTCCATAACTTGTGGTAAAATTGTTAAATCATATTTTGAAAAATCCATTTCAATAATCATATATTCATTATGCATATTATGAAATAACATAGTAGCTTCTATATTAGTTGTAGTAGCAGCAAAAGTAGACAATGGGACCTTAAATAATTGTGATATCAAATGCATAGCACCACCATGAAAAAATTGCATACCTATAGCACACGGTCGATACAACTCATGATCGCCGACACCACAAAATTCATTAAAAAGGCCATCTAACTGTTTCCAAAATAAAAATGGAATAAATGTTGGGTTATAAAACATTCGCTCTCCTTCGGTTTGCACAAATCCACCAACAGTATATTCAGGACAACGCACTTCCTGTTTAAGATTAGGTTTATAAACATCATCAATAAAGTTTTTTATTACTTGTTCAAAATGAGATATTTCAGAACATCCATTTCTAAGTATCTTGGTAAATATCTTAATATAATCAATGACTTTCTGTACTAAATCAACTTTCTTAATACCAGGGGGCATACCTTTTAACATTCCAACAGACGTCATTTTTGGAAAATCCTTCGGCAATATATTATAATCCAAAAAATCATGACATTCTATAGAAAAATCAG